ATGGTCTTAAATACCGCTCTTGGCTCTGAATCAAAGACGAGCTTAACCTCATTGAGTAGACTTACATGCTTTCTGCCCATAGCAGGATATAAAGCTTGCTTTTTTTTGCCAGATTCAACGGCTATACCATACCAGTTTGCAGAATCCATCGATCCAAATTGCGTAAATCTTTGTTTATCGTAATAAGTGAATATTGGCAATGGCTCAATTGGCACTAGATACCTGCCCTGACGCGCCATGCGCCATTAAGTAATGATTGCTCATCGCCAGTTATTGAAAGATTAACTTCGCTTGCGGATTCCATGACATCTTTAGCTTCTCTATATTGTTCTTCAAGTCTTGAAGTCCATGCTTCAGCTCGACCAGTGTATAAAGAAACATCTTTAGCGACAGCGAATAAAAAGAATCTTTGGTAATACTGAGGAAGACTGCTTAAATCATCATTTGCCGTTAATTGGGTGAGCTGAAATTTAGCCCTAGCAAAAAATTTAAAGAATTGGCTAGGTGCAGGATATAATTGTGCAGTTACAATCTCAGTATCTGGAAATAAAATAATGAACCTTGGAAGGCCCTTAAGAGGCTCATATTTCCATGCTGATAAGAATTCATCACGGCTTTTATATATTAATGGATAAGTAACACCAGATAATTCAAGCCAAGCGCTATCTAAATTGGCAAGTCTTCCTTGTTTAATATATGCAACCGTAGGGTCAGTTTGATCGTGAATAAAAGTTAAATTTGATGTCCCACTAAGTGTTGCATCATTGCTAATTGTAATGGTATTACCAAATACGTTCGTGATAATCGTTCCAACAGGAATTCCATTCCCTGAAACCGAATCTCCTGCAAAGTATATTGAACCATTTACTACATTAAATGTTGGCGAACCATTAGATAAAGTAACAATCTCAGTTAGAGTTGTACTTGTTGGATAATCTTGTGGTGTAAAGTAAACGAAACTTTGACCTAAATTCACATCAACACTGACAGTCTTTGCAATCGTAAGCATTAAACCATTGCTAGAATAATAATCGAGCAATTGGTTCAAAACTAATATACAAAGATTCTGATCGTCACCATGTAAAGGCACTGTAGGATTTTGAGCGCTGATTAGACGGAAACTCTGAAAGCAAAAGTCTCGAACCGTATAGGGCATTATTTACCTCTTTTTTTGTAAACCTGTTTACTTTCGGCAATCCCATCTACTTCTTCAACTTTCTGTTCTACTATCTCTTCTTTACTCGCAAACCAAATTCCAGAAGCCATATAGTTTTCGAATTGCTCCCAGCTTTCTACAAGCTTTGTTTGACCATTTGCGCTATATATAAAAGCTCGAAAACCTTCCTTGGCAATGGAGCGTCCTAAATAATTAACTTGCGTCCCTTGCATCGCTCCTCCTTATAATTCTGGAGCCCCATAAAGAGGCTCCAGAATAGCTTATGAACATATACGAACAGCAAACTCAGGGTTAATAGCCACACCGCAGATAACGTCAATACGGTCTAACTGTTCGTAGTTACGGATATCAGCACCAAGTGAATAAGTCATTGCTAACTTATACAAGTCACTGTATCGAGTAACCGCTTCAACACCACCTCTCAGTTCCTTGATAGGAGGCGCAGCGAACACAACTGCTTGAGTATGATAAGCCAAGCTAACATTATGACTTGCACGAAGTAACATTTGAGCACCGTTAGGAATAGCAGCAGAAATGTTTTGTCGAGCACCATCAATAACGATAGTTGGGTTAACAGGAATGTCAGCGGTAGAACCGTTTGCAGAAATAACAGTTGCGGTAACTACGAACTGAGCTCGTTGAGATAAAGGCTCATATGTCAATGGGTTAACCATAAACACACCAGCTGAATCATCAACTTCAATGATATCGCCTTCGTTAAATACAACTGTTCCAGGAGCTTGTCCAAGACCAGTTACAGAAATTGTATTGCCACTTACAATAGGACCGTTAGTAACAGTACCAGCGAGTAAGAAACCAGCAGGTGGAGAACCGCCAGCTTGTCCAGCACCAGCAACTTGACGTCCCAAGAAGTTAGTTTTAAAGAAGTCAAAGCCAGATAAATGACCGATAAATCCATCAATTAAAGCACCAGTGTTTACAGTGTTGTTAAATACAGCAAACAGGTCATTTGAAAGGTTAGCAGCAACTCGTGGTGGTACAGCAGCATAACGCTTACCGTCTTCAGGAATTGCTAATTCAGTCATGTAGGCATCAGCAGTAAGAATAGTGTTGAAGTCTACAGGAACACCTGGCGTACCAACCGCTTGATAAGTCTGTGGCCAGAAGTTTTCTCTTGCAATGAAATTTTCCACTAAGTTAGCTAAACGCTTAGCTCGTGGAGCATTTGCCATTTCAAGATAGGGTTCATCCCGAGCACGGTCGAATGTAAGGTTGAAGCCTGTGTATTCAATCATGGTACGGAATTGTTTAGTAATTGAAAGAGGTCGAATTACCTGGACTCGAGCTTCAGCAGTAGCTGTAGCACCTTCACCAGCAAGATATCTTTCTTCTAAACGGTAATCAATTGTTTGACCAGTAGCGAATCGTAAGTTCTTAAAGTCGCCTTCAAGGTTACGGTTTGATGTTCTAGCAAATGCTAGTGAGTTCCAGAATCGGACGAATACGTCGTCAAGGACGTACTGGGTCTCGCGAAAAACGTTAGCCATTATTGTTCTCCCTGAACAAATAAATAGAAAAATTGCTCGTACTGAGCGCCTTTGCTTCTCATTTGTCCGACGGTCGACAATAATTACACGTCTTTGTAATTTGGGTGATGGAATCCCTTACGCATCTAGTTGAATGTTAGAACAAAGATTTATCGATTGTCAAATATAATCTGGATTTAATCTTTTTTGCCAATGATCGAGCTTTTCGTATGGGTTCTCTATATCATCATAAAAAGGTGACTCTTCTGGATGAGGGCAAAAATAGCCCTCCCTTCTTTTCCTTGGTCTATCTCTTCTTTTTTTCTTTTCTTCATCGAAATCGACAAACATTATCCCCTTCCTCGTCGCTGTGTAAGTTGTGCACGACGCTTTTGATCAGCTCTTGCTATTAAGTCTTCGATAGAGTCTCCATCTTGCTTTTTCTTTGGCTCCGGCATTCCTGTATCTTCTCTCGTTCGCTGAACAGGTCTAGGCGCTTTAGTAGCTTGAGATGTCTTTCTCATGCGCTCTTCAAGTTTTCCCATCTCAACCATTTGAGCATAACCATCAGGAATTTTTGATATTCTTTCAAGTTCTTGTGAATGTCGTTTGCTTGCTGAATAAATGAAAGCAGCTGGGTCTTTAATTCCACGTAGCGCATAAGTCATAGGGTCAGTAATAGGTTGACTTCCAACGACTTCTTTAAAGTCTGAAAATCTATCCATGCCATTTGTAAATTTATCCTGGAATTCTTGATTGGCTTGAACTTCTTTGTAATGCTGAGCACGGACAACATCATCTCTTTGAATTTCATTAAAGGTCTCTTTGATATAACTCTTTAATTGTTGCTGCCAATTTCCTTCTGAATTTGGATCGTATTCAAAGTTTTGTTGTGCTTGTTGGATTTGTTGTTGGGAAGGCTGAGGCTGTCTATCTTCTTTGAAACGACGTTGAATGGCATTACGTATCGCTTCATTTTTTTCTTCTTCTGTGTACATGCGAGGCTTAGGTTTGTCATTTCCATATTCATCTAAATCCCTTTCTGCCTCTTCATGTTCTTGAACTTCTTCGGGTGAATCATATTCAGAATGCGAATCATTTTTAAGCGGTTCTGTTTCTAAATTATTTGAATCTTCATAACTAAAATCCTGAGATTCCTCAACTTCCACATGTTCTTTATATTGATGCTCAGGAGCTTCCGGTTGCGTAGAATTTTTTCCTGACATCAACATATCATCAATGTTACTTGTTTCTGTAGCCATCTAATCCCTCTCTTATTGTTGAATCCTATGTGTCAAAATTTTAACCAAATTATCTGCGTGAGCGATTTGACTATCACTCTGAGTCCTTTGGGTTTCTGCTGCATATCTCAGTTCCTGCTCCTGCAACTGAGCTGCTGCTTCCATTTTTTGGGTTTGCAATTCTTGCAATTTAAATTGCGCTTCCATAAGAATTTCTTGCTCTTTTAATTCAATCTCTTTTGCTTTTAATTGCACCTCCATTTGTTTGATATTAGATTCTTGTATTGCCATTTGTTGTTCTGGTGATTGCTGACCTGATTGTTCAGGCATTTTTCCAGTTTTACCAGCTTGTACAATTTGTGGCGGCACTAAAGTCTTCAATCTATTTTTGATTTCAATGGTGTTCATTAAAGGAAGATTTTCTGCATACAGGTCTGCAATCAATCCAAATGCTTGTGGTGAAGCTTGAAGAATCTGTTGAAGAGATTGAAGTGCTTCTTGTTTTTGACCTTCATAACTTGGCCCTGGTTTAAGCCTAACTTCATAGGTGCCTTTACGAATATCATTTTCTATAACTTCACCATATTCATCGGCTTGTTTATTGATAGTAATATTTTTCAATCCTTCATCAGGTGTCATTAGTGCAATAACCCTTTCAGAGTCATATACACGAGGAATCATTTCATTAACAATCTCGCCCCCGGTTGCGATAGCTCTATTAACCGAGTTAAAAGCAACAAATGTTGGATAACTTCCTTGACGAGTTCTAGCATCGATCGCAGCACCTGAAACTTCATTGCCTGATTGGCCCATTCGAGTTGGGTATAGGCCTGTGGATGTATAAAGGTCTTCGATTGCGAGTTGATACTGAGTCAATAATGAAGCTGACAACTCAGGGGGCCTAATTTGTTCTGGTTTATGGCCATTAGGAGATTCATCATAAGCCAAAAGACCTTGAGTATTATTTGGGTCTTGCCAGTTTCTTTGAGTATCTAATCCTTGAACGTTTTTCTTTGAACCGATAAATTGGTCATAACGGCTAATTTTAAGAATATATGCAGATTGCGTTCTTAGGTAGTTAATATAGCGTTGAGTGTCTTTACAGTCGCCAAAGAAGGATCGACATATTTGCTTTCCATTCTTGTCATAGTAACTATTCTGGTCAACAAAAGGCATTGGAAGTTGTTCAGAGGGAAATTCGCTTTCATCTAAAATATAATCCCCGGCAATCTTATAATGCATGATTTTATGTTTCTTGGTTTCTCTTTTTTCTTCGATGCGGACTATCTCGTCATTATCCCAAAGAGTAATAAAATTAGGGTCTATATCCTTTACTGATTTTATTTCCTCTTCTTCCATTTCTGGCGTTTCAGTTTGTTCATGAACTTCCATAATTTCTTCTGTATTATCACCAATCCCAGAAAACATTTGTTCATTCATAACATTATTACGTTCCATGGAATCTTCAATAAGATCGTCCATTTCTTTCTGGTCTATTATTTTTCCATTAGATAGTTTATAAAGCATATCCTTTTCGTATTTACGCACGAAATGGTCTAGAATAGTAACCGCTTCATTGTCTGCCCACGTAAATGGATCGTCACCTTCAGAAGGCTGAGTCACTAATGCAATTTCTTCTTGAGTTTGGCCAGGAGACATTGTTCGAGAAATCTTTTCCTCTAATTCTCGACCATAAATCTCACGGAACTTTTCTCTTGTCATGCGAGTAATATATCCGCAATGCATGCCGTCAGTTTTATTGACCCTTTCTGCGCCGACATCCCAATAGCAACGAGAAGCATCTTTAAAATGACGGTAAACAATATCAAGCTCAAAAGCTTTTTGATGGGTATAATCTGTATCAATACAAAAAGCTGAAAAGCCGCCAATGAAAGCCTGGGATGCTGCTACTTGATAAACAGTATGAGCCGATGTTGAGAACATGATGTCTTTGACAATGAGCTCTCGGATATGCGCTGTCTCTTCATCACAGTTATCCATTGGAACCACTTGCAATTGCGGAGTATTTTGCTGCTGCTCACCACATAATGCATTAGCCATCGTGGCTAATTTATTAGAAACGAGAGGAACCTTCCTAAATGTCTTTAGCATTTCCTCTTCATCATCAGTCCACTGCTGGCCAAGAACGAAAGTATGCATCATATGATATTGGTCGATATTGAACTTAAAATATTCTCTCCACTTTTCACACGCAAGACGCGCTTTGTGTGCAACTTTCTCTGCTTTCTTGGCCATATTCATTCCTTGAAATGGAGCGTATTGACGCTTATTTATGTAAACATGCCAGCCGATTTATCAGGCAATCGATTAACTTTAAATCCACCTTGCTGATAATATTCTCCTACATAAAATGTGAGCGCTAAGGCATCAGCAGTATCCGGAGATTTTATCCCTCGTTTCCTTAAATCATCTTTTGACTCGATAACTAGCCTAGCTGAACTGTCATATTTATAACCTAAAGAGGTTAAATCGCCTAATAATTCATCAGAGTCTGGAACTTGGACTGGCGATTCTTGTGTAAACCATTCCCTCATATCATGCCAAAGTTCTGCTCTTAAGTTACGAAATTTGTCTTTGTCATTAGCAGAACGGGCCACATTAACGCCTTCTACCATATCATAACCAATTTCTAACAATCTATCGACAATTCCTGCGCCAATTCCTATACAATCTATACATACTTTGGATGGGCGTTCTTTGTCAATCATACGCCTGATTAAACCTACAAGCTCCATTGTATTTAAGTTAAAGTGTGTTTCAATGTTGTAAGCAAGTCGTCCTTTTCGCCTTATAATTGCAGTTCTATCATGGTCAGAAATAGCAGGGTCAACGCCTATAACAAGTGGCGATTCAGAAGTAACTTTAAATTTCCTTGCTCTTTGAACCATGTCTGCCTTGATAAATCTATCGGCTACAGGATTTCTAAAGGCATCCAAAGCTGTCATTGGATATTCAACATTGAAAAGCTCTAAAGCTGTCTCAAAATCCTTTCCGAATTCAGACATCTTATGACGTCGCCAGTAAAGATGTTCTTTTGTTAATCCATTTGATTGGTAATTATCATAGATCGCTTGTTCTTCGTCAGTTAAGTGAAGCGTTTCATCATCGCGAACCGAACAACTATATTCAGGCTGCCAGTACCAAGGAATAAATATCGCCTGAAAATCAGACTTACCCGTAATAGCTGAGACCCACATGTTATAAAAATAATTGCCGATACCATTAGCTGTTGATTCTAGAATTATTTCAGTACCGATAGCATTTGGAACAGCTTGCAATATTCCTTTGGCATGCTCTTCTGCATGAGGCCAATAGGCAACTTCTGAGCCATGAAATATTTGTATAGTTTGTGAACGACCGACACTTTTATTTCCCGCTGTTCCAACAGAATAACTACTGTTTAATGCATCAAATTTTAATTCTTTAGCGCTTGATGTATCTGGAACTGGAACAAGGCCATTAGGAAGCTCATCGTAATAACGCTTAGTCATCTCAAATAAGTTTTTAGTGGCTTCAGCTTCATGAGTAAGAATAAATGCTTTCATTCCCTTTGTTGTTGATACGATATGAAAGTCTCTTGCTTGGACATAAGTTGAACAACCTTGCTGGCGCCCTTTTAATATGAGCGCTCTCACTTTCCCAGTTTGTTCTTTTTGTTTCTCAAGACATGAGTGAATATATTCTTGTGCTCTATTAAAGACAAAATTATCTATCGACCCAGATTTTGTTCGAATCTTTAAGAAGTTTTTAGAAAAAAGAGGGAGTTCCGTTAATACCCTTACTAACATTTCTTCAGACATAAATAGTCTTTGCCTTTATTCGTTTACAACAATATAAACAATGCTTTGCAATAAGAACGCCGTTTAAATCCTGCTCATCAATAAGATATTTATGCCCCTTTTTAAGGCATTTAATCCTAGCGATAAATTTTTCTCGGAAGTTCATTTATTCCACCAACTGATTTTTACCTAATAAAAATCTTTCAACAGCAGAATCACGTTTCTTAGCATCTTCTTGGTCTGCAGTGCGCCATCTAGCTCTTGTCTTAAGCCAAAATACTTGAGCACCTAAATCATCTTGGGCGACTGCTTTATTGTAGAGAGCCCTGGCAACTTGGGCATTGGCTCTAATGACTGCTGTGTCTAGTTCATGGCGATAGTATTTAACAAGCGTATCTACGCATATTCCAAGATAAGCTGCGACCTCTTCCTGAGTGTTACCAAAAGAAGTTAGGGCCATGACCTCGCCACGGCTTTTATCCGTTGGCACATGAGGAGTTGGATCTGGCATTTATTTCTCCGATTAATTATTACATCCGCTGTAATCATTAAGATTAATATATCATTCTAATTTTCTTAATCAATCATTTATTTTGTGCTTTTTTAGAATTTCTAAACAAGATATTGTGGTGAGAAGATTCGCCTAAGATAGTTAAGGCGCGAGAAAGTGTAGATATTCTAATTCCAAATAATCTACTAGTTAGAACAGCTCCTTGGCCAAGATAGATAGTCCATAAAAACTCCTCTATAGTCTTAGGCATTCCCGGGCAATAGCTCTGCAAATAAATCACCAAAATCAATAAAGTAATCTTTATAAGGGTATTTAAAGTTCTGAGACGCTTTATCTTCTTCCTTCGTGAGTTCTTTTTTTTTACGTAGAAATGCAGAATCATTCTGGGAAGTTTTTTGAAATTTATCATCATAATCCTTTAAAAATACTTCTGGCATTACATCTGTAAATATATCTTCGATCTCAGCTATATCAAATCCAGTAGTTGATAGGTCATAGTTAAATGTTTTAAGGTCAGATATTTCTTTTCTAAGTATGTCTATATTCCAAGATGAATTGAGCGCTATTTTATTATCGGCGATAACCAAAGCTCTTTTCTTGGCATCAGATAGTCCTTCCAGAATTATGCAAGGGACCGTTTCCATTTTCAAAAAGATTGCTGCTTGTAGCCTTCCATGACCTGCAATGATTATATTTTTTTCATCGATTAGTAGAGGTGATGTAAAGCCAAACTCTTTGATTGATTGTACGATTTGATTGACTTGCTCTTCAGAATGAGTGCGTGAATTAGCAGAAAAATTAACCAATTCACACACTTTTACTTCTTTATAATTCCGAAGCGCCATTATTAGGGGCCTGCTTGCTCATTTCTTTTCTCACCGCGCATACGGCCATCAGCAGCACCTGGTTCGCAGTAATCTGGTTGCATACGGTTTTGGTCTTCAACCATTCGGCCGTACATAGAAGAAACGCCATTATAATGTGTATTTCCTTCACTTCCTGCATCTGAACTATAGTCTTTTACTTCGCTCATGGTAACTCTCCGTGTTTTATTATTAATCGATTAATAATGTGGACTATTGCCGGTAAAAGGACAAAACCACAACTAGCCCACATCACTAACATAACACAAACAAAATCCATGTACAAAATATCGTCTACGATTTGCAAATTTATTTCTTACAACTATTGACATATATTACAATCATTGTAATAATAAAAATGTATCAATTAACAGGAGATAGCAATGAGCAGAACAATAGAAGACGTAACGCTTTATGACTTGATGGCTGAAAATTTTAGCGTGTGGGTAGGTAAAAATAAAAAGTTCGGATTTGACTTAGAAATCGAAGGAGATGACGACACATTGACAATAGAAGGCAGCGGGATTCATCCTTGTGCAATGGAGAGTTTTGCAGACCTATGTCGCAGGTTTTTGCATTTTTATGACAAAATAAATTTGGATTAATTTACAAAAAATAAGGAGATTGAAAATGGTTAAACGGATTAGATGTTTATTTAAAGGCCATAAGTTTTTAATGCAATATCGCCCAAGCGTAAGATGTTACACAAAGCACTGGAGCGATTGTTGCAGTCGATGTAATAAGCCAAGAGGCTTTAAGTAATTTACAAGACGGTTACATTCTTAGCGAGTGGCCCTTTATCGGAAAGGGCTGCTTCAAAACTTACTTTCTGTCCTTCAGCCAATTTCTTGTAGCCATCCATTTTGATTTCTTTAAAGTAAACAAAATAATCTTTATGTTCGCTTTCTATGAATCCAAACCCCTTTTTTTCATTAAACCACTTCACAGTTCCTTCTAGCATTTTAAATCCTATTTAAATATTTAAAATAAGGCCTCAAATCTCGTCTACAATCAATTTTTAAGACCTATCCCTGGTACCCTATTATTTTACCACAAAATGCCTAGGAAGTGCCTTAAAATCAGTCGTCGGAATTAGTAACACGATAATCAATCCAATCCTTGACATAACATTCCAATGTTTCCCTAGATAAATCCCCGTTTAACATATCTTCTTTATCCTCAGTGCTCAAGAGACGCGTTGAAATTAGCGCTGGTGAAACACCGTATTTGACCGCAACCTCTTTAAGCAACTGCTTGCATTCTTCTCTGGTCCTCATATTGAAATCCTTTTTCTTTATTTTCGTCGGAAAGAAGCCATTCATCGAATATCATAGGCTCTCTTCCTTGCACTCTAGCAATTTTAAGTCTATCCCTGTCATTTAAGAAAACGCTTTTGTACCGATCGTAGCGATTTTTTATTTCTTGTTTTGCTCTTTCTTCATCAGCTTTCTTTTTTTCCTCCAAGTCAACATATCCTGTGGATTTAAATGCCTCTCCGGCTTCATTAAGTGCTCTAAGAAGCTTTAATAATCCCCTTATTCGTTTGTACTTAGGGAAATCGTTGGTTTGCTTTTCAATATGCCATTGGCAGTGAGAAATGAAAAGCTCATCAGAACGGGTATCTGATTCTAGTTTTAGTTTTAAGAATTCTTCTTTTTGATTTAAAGAAAAAAAACTACTACTACTCTGGTCTTTTTCCCTAGTAGTAGTTCTTTTATAGACTTTAGTTTCTTTCTTTCTATTTTGGGTGTCTCTGGGAGACACTAGGGGGGTGTCTTTGTGCGACACTAGTCTAGTGTCTTCCTGTGACACTACCACACCTTTTTTTACCGTGTTCCATATGTATTCATTTGGTCCAATTACTTCTCTTTTAATGTATCCTTTTTTCTTTAATAAATTGCCTATTTTAATTGCATTACGTCTATTAATTTTTAAAATATCGGCAATCCATTGATAAGAAAATGTGGGCTGAACTTTTTCACTAGGATGGTTTTCCATCTGCTCGATTTGGCCGTAAAAACGAAGATGATTTGCGTTTAAATCGGTATCCCAAAGAATGTGAAATGGAATGCATGCACGATAAGATAATTCACGGGGGTTGCTTGTGTGATCTGACATGGTATAATGACCTCGTTATTTGCTCCGCTAGAGCGTTAAGGATGTACCCTCAAAATCGATTGCAGTTGATTCGAGGACTTGGGGCTGGATGCCCTAAATTTTATTCACTTTTTAATCCAACCATCTTTTTCGTTATCATATTCAAATCCAAAATATTCCATGACCCAATCACATATAGGTGTAGAATTTCCTAATATTAAGGATTTTTTTACGATTCCAAATGGGACTGTTTCAAAAAGATTTTTTACTGATATATCTGGATATAATTTATATTCCCTTAGTAATTCAGATATAGAAAAATAATGCCAATATATATCATCTGTATTTATATTCATGTTATAATCCTCTTGCATTGTAGTTTCATTTTATCTTCCTTGTTATAGTAAAAAGCCCGATCAGTACTCCACTTTCGGGCTTTCTATATTCTCTCTTATTTTGAATGGGTCTTGCAAAATTTCTTTCAGCCATTGTTCAACAATACTTAATTCTTCTGGTCTAAAAGTGAATGGTAACGATTGTAAAACATTACTGCGATCGTAGATAGAGTTTGCTAATAGACTTAAGAGTTCAACAGATTTTGCATTTATATCTATAGACATAGATTCTCCTTTGCTTTTTTATCTTCCTGACATTACAATATCTTTAGTTGCATCAAGTCTTATGGTTGTGTGATGTAACTGTCAATGGCTTTCGCCAGCCGAAGATATTAGGTCAAGACTAGTATCTTCGGTCATCTTACTTCAAAAAATTGTTTTAGTCTCTAGCGAATCGCGCAAATGAATGTAAAATTCGATGGTTTTTAGAGGAATGCCTAGATACTCCAGAGGATCTTCTGGGTCTTGTTGAATCATATATTCCATATACTCTTCAGAGCCAAGAATCTGCCTGATATGAGTGATATTCTCTAGTTTGCTACGGATATCTTCGTTGGTGTGAATCTTCTTTACTGAGTTCCAGAAAGTTATATGCTCTTTATTTGCAACCATCCTTTGAGCGATGAAATTTCTTTCTAGAATTGCTGATGCTAAGGTGTGATTAATTAATCCTTCTATTTCCACTTTTTTCTCCTTTTTATTTTAATTCCCCATTTTTCCATTCTGCTTTCAATTCCCCGTTAGTAATTTTCTCAAGCTTAAGCTGGGAAAGAATGGGAACAAACCCCCATTTAAGCCAGTTTCCAAGAGATGCAGCAGACATTCCGGTAACCTTATGAAAATTATACTGGGATTTAAAATATCTTCTCACTTCTTTCGGTTTCATATTTTCTCCTCTATTTTTTTGACAAGTATATTACAAAGCTTGACAGGGTACAACACTTGTAATATTCTGTTGACAGCATTACAAATATTTGTAATAATATTAACTATATAAACAAAGGAGTTTATCGTGAGTAAAACTTATTTTAATGACGGGGTTTATGACATTTCTAATGACGAATATCATGGCTCTGATGGCATTTCACGAAGCAAATTAATGCTTTTAGATAAAAGCCCTTATCACTTTTGGTATGAAGCAATCTCTGGAAAAGCTCAAAAAAAAGAACCAACACCATCAATGATTATTGGTTCACTATTCCATACTCTTTTGTTAGAGCCAGATAAGTTTGACTCCGAATACATTCTTTCTCCTCGAATCGATAGAAGAACGACGAAAGGTAAAGAGGACTGGGAAATATTTCAATCATGCATTGGAAAAAGAACGGTAATTACCGACGAATATTTCGATAAAGCAAAGACTATGGCAGAACAGATAAGAGAACATGAAATAGTTCAAACTCTTTTAGATGAAGCTTTGTTCGAGAAGTCTATATTTTGGACCGATAAAGAAACAGGACTTCAGTTCAAAACAAGACCTGATATTTGGTCATCAAAAATGGTTGTCGACCTAAAAACAACTTGTGATGCCAATTCATTTAACTTCAGCCGTTCTGCTTTGAATTATGGATATTTCATTCAAGCAGGTATGGCATATGAAGGATGTAAAGCATTAGGTAAGCCTTTTGACATGTTTGTCATATTGGCTTGTGAAAAAGAAGCGCCTCATGTTCCTGCGGTATTTATGATGGACGATGAAGCTTTGAAGTTTGGTGTAGAGCAATTTAATACGTATAAAAGAAAATTAAAGGCTTGCTTTGATTCTGGAAAATGGCCAGGATATTCTGTACAAGAGTTAAGCATTCCTAAATATGCAACCTTAACCGAGGAGAAAGAATAATGAGTAATTCATTAACAACTTTAAACAGTAGTTTGACCATGTGGGAAGATAATAAAAAGCTAGAAGAAATTAGAAAATTATTTGCTCCTAAATTAACTGACTTGGAATTTCAATATTTTATAGGAATAGGTAAATCTGCATCTTTGAATCCCTTTCTAAGGGAAATATGGTCAGTAAAGTACGATGAGCGACCTGCACAAGTCTTTATTGGACGAGATGGTTACAGAAAAGCAGCTCAAGCTCACAGTGAATACGATTATCATCAATCTGATGCAGTGTACGAGAATGACAAATTTGAGGTCGTTAATGGTGAAGTACGTCATGCATATACATTGACAAATAGAGGCGCATTAATAGGCGCATATTGTATTGCAAAACGTCATAAATCATCACGCCCTCTTTATGTATTTGCTGAACTCAGAGAATACTCTACTGGCAAAAGCCTATGGAATCCTCAGACAGGCAAACCTGCAACTATGATTAAGAAAGTAGCAGAGTCACAATGCTTAAGAGCGTGCTTTCAAGACTTGCTTGGCGGAACATATGGTGAAGAAGAAATGTCAGAGAATTCTTCAGGAGAACCAAGCAGAAAAGAATCTAAATCACAAGAATTAATGGGCAAGCTTAAAGCAGCCAAAGGACAAATCATAGAAATCAATCCATCTGAATCAAATGAAACAGGCGAATTGGCTACATCAGACGATCTCGAAGAAATACATGCTCTTTTAGCTGTAAAGGTTTTTGATGGCGCACGACTGAAAGGTGCTTTGGAACATTATAAGGTTGAAAAGCTTGTAGATTTAACGAGCTCTCAAGCCCAAGATTTCATTGGGATATTAAGTAAATGCCCTGATAAGGAATAGAAATGAATGATTTTACAAAAGAAGAATTATCTATACTACATTCGTGCTTAATTAAGCAATTAATTAATGTCCTTTATCCATTGGAAAACAAACTAATATCTATAATTGAGAATTATGATGATAAAAAAAACAATATAAATGAAACCGAACTAAAATAAATCTATTTTGCAAGGATGCTAAAATGAAACAAAAAACATGCCCTAGCTGCAATGTAACTCAAAATTGGGATGAAATACATGGGTTCGAAAATCCAATGTGCTCAGAATTTTGTACATTCAAATTTACTGAGATTTTGCCACTTAATATAAAAAAACCGGGGGATTGTTGGATAGATGTTGATGAAATCATGCCGGATGACTTTAAAGATGTTTTGTATGCTGCTGTATATCCAAATGGCAAGCGTGACATTATGACTGGCCATAGAGAGTATGGATTGTGGACAAATGGCACCCAGACTATTTCGAAAACTATAGCAGTTACGCATTGGATGCCATTACCTGATTATCCATGTATATAAAAATAAGTTAAAGGATTTAACGATGAAAGAACTCAGGCCATATCAAAAGGAAGCTGTAAATGAATGCTGGGAAGCATTACGAAAGAATGATGAACCAGTTTTGTTATTAGCAAGTGTTGGAGCAGGAAAGAGTCTAATGCTGGCATCAATATTGCTTTCTATGCAATCGGCAGGAAAGAGAGCATTATGCCTTGTAAATAATGCAGAGCTTGTTAGAAATAATTGTGATACATTTAGAGAGCAAGGAGGAAATTCATCAATTTATTGTGCTGCATTGAAAAGTAAAGATGTAAGCGCCCCTGTTGTTTTTGGTACGCCTCAATCAGTTCTTAATGGAATAAATAAGAATGAGGAGATATCAAATGTCCATTTCAATATCATCGTTGTCGACGAAGCGCACGCTATTAACCATATTAATGATCGGACTGGATTTATGCGCATCCTACGGCACTATAAACAACAATATCCCGATATGCGCCTCTTGGGGGCCACTGGAACTAATTATCGCTTCAAAGGTTCAAGAATTGTCGGAGAAGGATGCTTGTTCAAGACACAAGTCGGCAATATTACCACCGAATACCTCATCGAAAGAGGATTTCTCGTGGAGCCTAACTTTAAGGTGGATAGAGAGTATATAATTGACTTCTCAAATGTCAAAATAAAGCAAAATGGACAGTTCGATTCTAAGCAATTGGAGGTAGTTGTTTCAGAGAACGCTCGGCTAACTGAGCTAATATGCAAACAACTTATTCATATCATGGAATCTCAATCTAGATTTGGAGTGTTCATTTTTGCAACCACTAAAAAACATGCATTAGAGATTTTGAGTCACCTTCCTGAGAATGAAAGTGGTTTAATTCTCGGAGAAACCCCACAAGAAGAGCGAGAAAGGATTCTAAATGGAGCCAGACAAGGAAATATTCGGTATATCGTTAATATTGCTATTATTAGTGTTGGCGTTGATGTTCCTCCATTTGACACTATAGCTTATCTAAGGCCCACAGAAAGCCTTGTATTGCTCGTTCAGACTTTGGGTAGGGCATTAAGGCTATCTCCCTCTACAAACAAGACAGAGGCGCTTGTATTGGATTTTGCGGGCAATATAGAGCGCCACAGCCATTGGGACAATCCAATTTTACTAAAAGCCCTAGTACAAACAGAGGATAAAGAAAAACCAAAGCCAATAATCTGTCCTAAATGCATGCAAAATAATACTGATACAGCAAGGAGATGTATTGGAATGCAAAATAATATTCGATGTGATTACTTTTTCGAATTCAAGGAATGTCTTAATTCAACGTGTAATGAAAAAAATGATATTGCAGCCAGGCATTGCCATGCTTGTCAAGCAGAATTAATAGATCCAAATTCCAAACTTTCCATGAAGAAGATTAATGGGATAGAAGATTTATATGAGCTTTCTGTTTTAGCGGCGAAGTATGGCGTTTCTAATTGTGCTACGAGCTCGAATTTCAGAATCAACTGTATGTATCAATGCATAGATAAAAAAGGAAAGAATATTGTCGTCTATGAAAACTACACGCCTTCTAGTGACAAAGCTAAGCGTGTGTTCTATGGTCAATTTATAAAAAAACATTGTAATAAATCATCTAATTGGTATAACCATATTGACGATCGCGGGAAAATGGTTGATATGCTAAATTATGTAAATACACCTGATTCTATCTTTGTTGTTAAAGAAGGTGAGTATTACAAAATTAAAAAGAAAGTATTTAATGAGAAAGATAATTATTGTGTAGCTTAATAAATAGGAGAGTTAGATGAAATGTGAAATTGATGTAACAGATTGCAGAGATTGTCCGATGGCGCATCAGGTTAAAGAGACATCAGATAGCTTTTATGTCTGCAAACATGATAGGGCAAAACCTGGATTAGATAGTTTTATTGCGGCAGATATTCATAAAGATTTTGAAAAAATCCCCAATTGGTGTCCTTTGAAATAATATGGAAACTTTAACAGCTGAAGATTTATTTGATATATATGAATGGGGAAAGGCCTATGTGGTAGATAGGCCAACAATTGCTCAATTGCATCATGAGGAACTGCTTGGAAGAATTGAATCAATGATTAATAACTATTGTGATCATTTTTACCTTAGTCCGCATGGAAATGCTGTTAGATGTCAGAATTGCGGAAAAGGAATCACAGAATCTCAAGTTGGCGACTTATCTAAATAGGTCTTTATGACTTTTTTTGCAGCATCAAAACCCCAAACAGCAACAGCGAGATATCCTCGCTCATTCTTACGGGAAATAAATTCCACTTGTTCTGGCAATAATTTTCCTTTCCCAACTTTCAATTCAACCCAAAGGCCATGATAACCTCCGCAAGGTAAAGCCAAATGGAAATCAAGAACACCTTTTTTGACTCCCATTCGCTTAAGCTTTCTTCCTTCCATAACCGTACATTTGCGCTCATTTGCAAAATGATGGAAGTCGTCAGCTAGATGAGGAAAATTATGTTCAAACCAATTTACTGTATTAATGTGATCAATTTCTTCCGGTCTCAGCATCGCTTCCCTCGCGAATCATTAAAGCTACATCCTTAGCTCTATCACCTACTTGTTTAGACCAATCACTCTCTAATGCTTCTTTAGAAGCAATGGTATAATTTCTATTAATTAAAGCATCAATCATTTTCCTAAAAGTAAGTAGACGCGATAATCCTAAATTGAAATTCATATTAATGAGTGCGGCTTTGACTGAATCTGGCTGCATCAAATACCAGCTATATTGCTCAAGTTCTTTAATTGAACGATTTATGTCATTAGAAAGCATATAATCTGCTTCTTCAATTGATATACCATTATCTTGAAGGTTTCTGCCAAATCCTATTGTTAATTTTCTAACTGAATCTAAATAAGGCATATCTTTAAAACCTTCACATTTTTTAATCCATGCCTTTACTGAATCTATATCAATACTCATTTATAGTCCTTTCTTATGCAAAACTCTGTGACAAATACAACATAATATAGATAAATTATCTAATTCATTATTTGTGGGATCATTATCTATATGATGTATATCTAAACAAAAATCATATTCATGATATCCACATTTTTCACAGATTTTATCTTTTATTAAAAAGACATTTCTTCTTAATGAACGATTGCTTTTTGAGCCTCTCTTTAATCTAGTAAGAGCTTTTGAAAGTTTTCTTCTTTCGATAACATTTTTACAATTTACTTCTCTGCAATCTAGAGAACAGAATTTTTTCGAAACAATTTTTCTAGAAGGAGACGTTATGACTTCTTTGCCGCAAGACTTGCAATTAAATATATGCTTGTCATATTGCTTGTGATTTTGACATTCATGACTACAAAATTTTGCTGAATTTATTCTATATCTCGGGACATAAAATTCTATTCCACAAGCAGAACAATTTATATTAATGCCTTTTCTTTCTTTTATCATACAAGCCCTTAAATCTATAGCTTGTATCATATCACTTTTTTTTACCTTTTTCAGCTTCACTGTAAGCAATAGCTACAGCTTGAGATTGTTTTTTACCTTCTCGCATTTCTCTTCTTATATTTTCTGAAAATCCTGCTCGCGTAGAAGCTTTTTTACCTTTGACTAATGGCATGACATTCTCCAGTAAAAATTAACCGCCCGAAGGCGGTATAATTTATTATTAAGCTGTAGCAACGATTCTATACCATACTTGAATTTTCCAAGTACTGTCACCTGTTGTAAATGCAGCTGTTTGGTTAGAAAGGTAAACACCTTTATTAACCATATCAGTGAATAGAACAGAATCCATAGCGCCATCAACCATAATGCCAGTACTAGCAGCATATCCGTTAATAGTAGCAGCGGCAATCGTAGCAGAAGCAGGAGCCCCAGCGCCATGTGCAGTAGAATCATATTGAGCAGCAACAACACCACCAGCAGCATACTGGGCAGAAACAAAAGTCATGTCTAAAACAATTTTATCAATGACAATAACTTTATTCGCGCCAGGGGCACCTACTAATTGCCGTGGAGTTGCATACATACCATTCCATTGCGCAGCAGTAAAGTCTACTTCAGCATATTGGATTAAAGTCGCATCAGTTTTAGCACTAGTTACAGCAGCATTAGCAATTGTTACAGCACCAGCATTATCAATGGTAGCATCACCAGACATCGCAACGCCTGTAGCAATATTAGAAGCATTACCAACAAAAATGTCGCCACTTGGAAGACTGTTACTTAAACCGCCAGCAGCAGGGTTTGCAACAAAAGTATCTGTAGCAACATCATATACGAACCAGTTTACTAAGAAATCAGGCGCATAAGATATTAAAACGATATCAGTATCAGCCCATTGGAAAACACCATTGTTAAGCAATTCTACATTTGCTGATTGAGCTGACCAATAACCAGCTGTTGTAATAGCTGCCAAATCATCACTTGTAACAATAGAAACTATATTTGGATCACCATCAAAGTTTCTTAAAATACTTGTAATAGCCATGAACCAATCTCCTTATAATATATTGTTTGGTCTAATTAACTTCCTACGTCTTATTTTGTCCAAATCATCTACACCTAAGAAGCCCTCTTTTTCAATCATCGGGTCTGAATCTTTTAATTGATTATTGCGCGCCATCCTAGCATTATCAATATCCCGATCGTAATCAGTAGGACTAGTCCTTCGGCTTCCATCTTCATCATTCCTTTTTACAGGAGCATTATTGTAAGCCATGACAATCTCCTATTAGTAGCAGCCTTTCTTCATAGCTTTTTTAGCGGGCTTCTTCATTTCTTTTTTTTCTTCTTTCCTATCTTCTTTTTTTTCTTTTTTCATTTTTAGCTCCCTATTTTGCTATCATGATTTAAATCTAATTGTAATTTAGATTCAGTCCATTGGATAATTTCATCTGCAAAAGCCCTCAATTCTTGAATTGCAATTTCTTGTAAATGAGGTGCAGCTTCAACTAATTCTGCTTCTATTGCTTTGATTAGATTGTTTCTGATAAAACTTGACAATAAACTCATCTTTTCTTGCTCCCATCCTTAGATTTTCCTATCACCTTATTTGCCCGAGCATCAATTTCTGCTTTGGCGCTCTTACTCAACTTCCCTTTTTCTTCCATCTGCGTTGCTCTTGCCTTTGCATTGATTGCGCGGGCTTTTGTATCTATAGGATATTTTCTAGATCCTTCTAAAGCAAACTCACTTTTAGGCAACTTATCCCTTCGCTTCGTTGTCAGCTTCGCCATTTTGCTTTTCTCCTATAGATTCATTCTCTGTCTCATTTTTAGATTCTTCAGATGCTCCACCTTGTGCAAGCCAAAATTTAGCCTCAGCTAAATGACCTTCTAACTTAGAATAAGAAACTCTAAGATTTGTCATTTCTTCGGTAATAGTAGTAATTCTTTGTAACAGTTCCTTTGTATCCACAACTTTCCTCCATTTTTATTTTGAAATATTTATAGTGAACTTGTAGAATTATTGTGTCAACCCATTAATTCACAATTCCTAGAATTTAACAATACAGATTGTGTTGCTTTATTCATCTTTACAGAAGCTTTTGAGCCATTTAAAGGTGTATAACATTCAATATGTAAATCAATCCCTCGGCCTGTATTAACATAAACATTGGAGATATTAGTTCCCCCAAATGTCGAATGGTCAACAAAAATTGCTCTAATGCCAGGAGCCGAATTAACATTACCATCTAAGTTTTTGGAACCATCTAAATAAAGCCCGAAGTCCCAAGATGTATTTGTAGTGCTTTCTCTACCAACAATTATGTTGTCGATAAAAAAGGAATGACGATTATAAGAGTTTTCTTTATTTGTCTTATCTGCAATAGCTTCTATTAATATAGCAATACCTTTGTTTGTTCCCGAACCAGCAAGAATGGTTAAGTTCTTTATTGATCCACCACTATGATCAATACCTCTGGTCCATTTTAAAAATGTTTGTCCATTATATTGCCTAATTAATGTAGTAGAGCCTATGCCATCACCCATTATATTAATAGCACAAGGAATTGGATCGGGAGCAGATTTAAATATGAAGTTCCCATGAGAAAAATTTATTGTTCTAGAAGCTAAACTACTGCATGCACTTTTTACTGCATCATTGAAATTAGCAGTATTATCTTCTTCTAAAGGTGATAAAAAAATACCAGGGCATGCAATATTAGATACTAAAAATAGACCAAATAAATAATTTCTCAACTGAATCTCTCCATAAATTAACTTTATAATAATACCTCTTGTCCAGCTTTTATAGAAGATGGAGCTGTCGCACTTCCTGTAACAGCAAATGTAACTTTACGATATTTTCCTCTTGGTACAATGCCAGACAGTTTTAAAGAAATAGTTTGGTCTAGCCCCACAACTCCTGAATTTGAAATCATCATCGAATCTACAGTTACAGGATTAGTACTCATATTTGAATCATCAGCATAATTTAAAGTAGCTGTAATAGATTGCCCTGATAATATGGAAATACTTACAGTAACATCAAAACTGTATGATACCAATGCGTCTTGAGTAGATGATAGGATTGTCGCTGTTGTGGCGCTTGAAAAAGTAGGCGTAGCTGAAGATAAAGGAGGATTTAAAGGTAATTGCAGATTTTGATCGTCACCAGAAAAAATAACTTTTAATTTAAATGTTCCGTCAGTCGTGACAACTATTGCATCCTGATTATTTGCTAATACACCAGATGAATCGCCATTTAAATATCCAGTGGACAAAGCAGTGCTTAAGCTATCAGTCGTTTCTATAGCGCTAACACATGATGTAAAGCTTTCATTCTTATTTATTAAGAATCCAGTTATTGAATTTATAGCCATTATTTGTCCTTAAAAATTAATGATATTCTGTAATTATTATTATTCCTGAAGCGCCAGCCCCACCATTACCCGATGATGAGTTACCTGAAGCAATAGCGCCTCCTCCACCAGAACCATATCCTGTGGCAGCTAAACCACTAATACTTGCTGAGCCTACTAGACCTTGACAAGGACCTCCAGCTCCTAAAGGCGAGTTAGCCCCAAATCCTGAAATACCACCACCAGCCGTATAGAACCAAGCACAACCACCTTTGCCTCCAGCTATACCAACTGTAGCAGTTGTTGCAGCACCACCGTTACCACCATTCACTGTTCCACTGGCAGCACTTGAAGTCCCTGCTACACCACCAACACCTCCAGCTAAACTCATTTGAGCCCCGGCTGTACCAAAAGATGTTGTACCACCTGTTTGACCTGTTCCAGTAGTTCCTGTGCTTCCACCAGCTCCAACAGCATATGCTCTGCTAGTTGCAGCTTCCCAAAATTCTCCATATGCGCCAGAACCGCCCCCACTACCAGCATTGACCTGTGCAGTTGCTGAAGTACAGCCACCACCTTGACCGCCTCCTGCAACAGCTCTTACCCATACATACTGTGTTCCTGCGGTAGGAGTATATGTTCCTGAGCCTGAAGTAAAAACTTGTGTTGTAATTGTAAAACTTCCTGCTGAAGGATCTTGAAATGTAGGCAAAGCTCCAGCGCCATTGGATGTTAAAACCTGCCCTGAAGTACCCACACTAGCTACAGATTGTAATGCTCCTGTGCTTGTTGTTCCTCCGCAGATAACAGCATATGCTGTTGCTGAACCAGAGCCTATTCCTCCTCGAGATACAGCTAAAGTACCAGTCCAGCCAGCAGTAATGGATGTAGCAGCCAAGAGTGCAGAAGCAGGCGTGCCTCCAAGAGTCAATGTTATGTTCGTATCATCAGTTTTCGTTAAAGCAGCTGGAGTTATTGTTGTTTGGTAACCAGGTATAGTTAGACCTGAAGGAAGTGTTGTTGCAAAAGATGGCACACCGCCAGCAGAAGTTATCATTACCGCATTATTTACAGATGATATTCCTGCAATAACATTCGCGGATGAGCTATATAATACTTGGTTAATTGTAGTTGTTGCAGGATAAGTAGCTGTTGACCAAGCCGGAGCTGTACTAGAACCTGAAAGTAATACTTGGTTAGCGGTAGCTGTACCAGACAATATAGCCCCAGCTGTTGCAGTGGAATAAAATATTCCTCCATTGCTTGCAGTCAAGGCAGCATTGGTACCGCCATTTATTAATTTCAATGTTCCAGTTAAGTTTAAAGTTGAACTTGATCCACTTGTTGTTAATCCTGTCGTTCCTCCAGATACTGTAACAGCGCCAGCCGTTGGCGTTGCACTACCAGAATCACCATTAATTGTTGTAATAGCGCCGCTTGCAGATGCGGATTGCCAAGATGGAGGAGCACCACTATTTGCCGTTAATACGAAACCTGGAGTTCCACTATTAGCAAGCCAAGATGGAACGCCTGTATGAGACGTAATCAACACACCATCTATTGCTGTAGCCAATGCAGCCATAGTATTAGCACTGCTTGCATACAATAAAGTATTAATAGCATTTGTTGTTGGATAAGTACTTGTAGACCATACAGGAGTGGCAGCATTTCCTGAAAGAAGCAATTGATTAGCAGTAGAAGTACCTGCAAGAATGTTTAATTTTGATGCATCTGACCAAACTATACCTCCAGCATTGGCTAATAAATTATGGTTTGTTCCGCCATTTGCTAAAGATAACACGCCACCTAAAGATAAAGTGCTACCGCTTCCAGAGGTTGTTAATCCTGTTCCGGCACCTGAAATTGTAACCACCCCAAGAGTCGGGGTTGCACTTCCTGTATCACCATCTATCGTTGTTACTGAACCTGTTCCAGATGCTATTTGCCATGTCGCATTACCGAATGCATCAGCAGTTAATACATAGCCTGCAGTTGCACTACTTAAATCAATAGTTAATCCAGTATTAGCAACTCCGGTACCCCCACGTGCTCCGCTAAGTGTTCCGGTCCAGCCTGCTGTGATAGATGTTGCTTGCAGAAGTGCTGTAGACGGATTTCCGCCTAATGTTAAAGTGACGTTGGTATCATCTACTTTTGTTAAAGGATGTCCGGTTATAGAAATTCCTGATGGTAATGTTGTACTAAAAAATGGATTACCGCTTCCATCAGTCACTAAGATTGAATTATTACCCGAGCTTAATTGCCCAATAATACCTGTGGATTGACCATATAATAATTGCTGTGCAGTTATTGTAGACAATCCTGTTCCGCCATCAGCAACGCCCAGTGGATTTGATAAAGTTAAGTTTGAAAAAGTAGGACTGCTTGTTGTCGCTATAGATTGTGGAAGGCTTAAAATCACATTCCCAACAGGTGCGGAGGCTATAACTTGATTAGCAGTTCCCGTAATCGATGTTACGCCTACAGCATCAAATGTATAGTTTGTATCCCAAGATGCTGCAGTGGTTCCTGAAGTTGAAATCACAGTATAAATTGCATTAGTGTTCGAACTCATAATCTGAATATCATTCAATCCAGATGACTGAACCGTTACATCGCCAGTTGAATTATTGACAACTAAAAATGTTTGTCCTAAAACTAATGTTGATACAACAGGCAATACTAATGTATGAGTAGTTGATCCAGTAAAATATTGTTGTTGTGTGTCATCAACTGTCAAAGTTGTAGTTCCACCGCTTGTTGCAGTAGTTGTATAGCCAACAATAAATGAATTTGCAGAGAAGTTTTTATGCGAATCCCATCCCGCAAATGCAGTGGCAGTAGGAGAAGTAGTTACTGAGCTTACGCCAGTACCGCCTCTTGAGATTCCTAATTGACCAGTCCATCCTAAAGTCAATGAAACAGGTTGTAAAAGAGATGTGGCAGGAGTTCCGCCAAGCGTCAAAGTTACATTCGTATCATTTGTTTTGGTTAATGGCTGAGGAGTAATAGTAGGCTCATAACCAGGAATGATTAAGCCTGCGGGCAAAGTGGTATTAAAAGAAGGAAGCCCTGTATTATCAGTAACTAAAACTGCATTATTAACTGAATTAGTAGGAGATACTGTAGTTCCATTTGAAGCATAGTATGCAACCGAGTTAGTCGTTCCAGGATTTACTGTACCAGTTCCACTGCCAGATAATTCAACCCACATAGCAGTAATTGGATCGTAATATTCATAAACTTGTAAAGTTGTGTTAACTCTAAGTCTATAATAAATACTTGGATCTGGAGCTGGTCTATCGCCCGTTGTTCCTGGAGCTAAAAAAGTCCAAGGATTATTATATCTGGTATTTACAGTCAGTCCAGAATCTAATCCCACTGTTATTTTGTCGTTGGATAAATCTCCACCATTTGCAAATTCGCTGAATTTTATAGTATTGACCATCACTAATCCTTGTGACTATTGAGAGCTTACGATCCTTGTAGTTGTCTTAAAGAGACTCCTACATAAGCGCTTGTGTCGGGTGTAATTAAGTGTATCACGTCCCCGCCTTTTACATAACGTTTACATGGTCGAAATTCGTTATATTGTTGAGTTCCAACTGTTCCTAAAGGAGGAATAGATGGCACAGAATTTAAACATACGAATACATTTGCAGTTGAATTGAACGAAAACAATGCTTGATATTGAGTAGTATCCGTACCAGGAACAGTAAAAGATTGCTCACTATTTGCCTGAAGACCTATTTGATAATCTGTATCGCTAAAAGGAATTGTTTCATGATAATTGCTATTATATTGTATTGCCACTTTTAATTCTCCTTGTTTATTTATAATCCCATTCTTGAGTCAGCTGTATAATGATAAAGTATGCCAGCAGACCCAGCGGCTGTAGAAAATGCAGGGCCAATCATTGTACTTAATGCAGTTCCTTGCCATGAGAACCCTTGTAAACCATCTGCACCAAATGTAGTAAAAAAAGAAGATAATTGTACTTCTCCAGATGTAGGAGTAGAAGCATTAAGAAAAGCAAAAACCCGATCAGATGTAGTTGATGCCCCAGAATAAAAATTGAGTGTGGGATTTACTCGCTTAATTACTTTATATTGCAGCCCAAATCCATTTGGAACACAAGACATTTGCGTAGCGCCTTGATTGAAAAACGCATTCATGGGTGCATAGACCGCACTTATTTGACTTGCTTGTTGAGGACCTGTTGTAAGAGTCGCCGTTCCAGGATTAAAGCTAGTCTCATAATAATAATGACATCTTTTCAAAGTCTCATCATAAGTAAGAGAAGGCGTATCAATAGCAAAATCATTTTGTACAAGTGAAACTTTATCAAAGATAATATGGTCTGGAGTACCAGTCTCCACCATAGATTTTAAAGTGTATATAACAATGCCTAATGTCATATCTGAACTGGTAGCAGCAGGCAAATTAAATCCTTCAAATGTAAGCGTGTTTGCTCCATCTGATATTATATAGACTGGGTCATTTTGAGAGATAATAGTTGTCCAATCAGCAGAAAATACAGGCTCTCCATTTGCTGCCCATGATAAAATTGGTTCTGTTTGTGATAATGAAGCAGGAAGATTCTGGCTATAAATTAATCTCATTTTCACTTGAAGATTCAGAGCGTCATTTTGCAATTGTGCAACAAGCTTTACTAAACTGGAAAATACTTTACCCCATCCGCCTCTAATCGTTGCTGGGTCAATGTATTGAATCATCGCAAATTGATTGTCTGCTGTTACTGCATTGACTTGGAATCCATAATTATTTGCATATGAAGCTCTTTCTGTAGAAATATTATTTCCTGCAGCACTTGCCACATATTTTTGTTGAACCAATATTGTTTGATCAGCAACATAGCCGAATGTCGCCAAATTCGTTGTGGTAACAGGATAGAATTGCCATGGATTAAGTGCAAAATCCCATCCAGTTAAAACGCTTTCTTTCTGTTGTCGTAATAAAGAATCGCGATAGTAATGGAAAGTATAATCTTGTTGTCTTTCAATTGTATCTTGAATGTATTCGAAATTGTTTATTGTACTAGAAGTGACCAACTGTAAACTGGTTACATATATATCAACGGTCGTTGGTAAAAATAATCGATATTCAATCCATGCGTCAGGAGGAGTATCAGTATTAGTTGATGCAGGCATTAATCCATGGTCATTGTATTCATTAAATGTATCTGTAATTACCGTAGAACTCAAAACCGTAGTTAAAGGCGTTCCCATAGAATCATACAATTGCGCTGAGATTTCTTGTGGGGAACCTTGTATTCTTGCAGTTATTGAGCTTGCAACATATCGTGGCTGATTAAAAGTAGACCATAATATGCCGTTTTGATTAAATCTTTGAGACAGATATGGCGTTCCTGTCCAACTTCCAGATATCGTAATACGTAATGCATAAGGTGCATTAGAAGGATTGTCTAATGTGCTTGTTATGGCTAAACGTTCAAGCGCCACATTTCCAGTGCCAGTTAAATTTAAAAACCAGCCTGGAGCAACTTCAATTGGTTCAGGATCCGTAATCGTAGTGGCAGAATAAGGCGAATTAAAACTTATTAATGAAAATTGAGGATTAGTAATCTGGTTATCAGTAGCAATCGCTGATGTATCGATAGGAACGTTGCCGCTGCTTCCTGGAGAATAGTTCTCAACCAAATAAATTAATGGGTCAGATTGTGTTGGGCCTTTTCTAAACTCAAGACGATAAACAACGGTTGGGTCCCAAAATATATCAACTGGCAATGTACCATTAGCCAAAAATTGAATTGGGTTATTCCAGGGAATCCCAGAAACAGTTGTATAAACAGTTGCAGGAATATAAGGTATCGTATTTTCAAGCACAAACATGTAGTAAGTGTCATCAAATAAGTGTCCAGTAAGGTCTGCAAATAACCAGACGGGATTGCTTCCTCTTACAAAAGTATCAGCCATTTGTCATCCTTAATAATATGCTTGTTTTTTGTCCATCTGTATATTACAATACTTGTATCAAAATCTTTTCAGGAGTTGTAAATGATAATTTTATTTTTCATAACACTTATATTTGTTATCTTAACTGAAATTTAGCGTCCCTCAATTAAATTTTTTAATTCATTTAATCCAAATAATCCAGTTGCACCTAAAGCACCATATTTTATTTTTTTAGCAGTAGGAGTTTTTAAATAAACTCCTGGATATTTTCTGGCTAAATTAACTCTAAATTCTTCATTGTTTAGAAGCTTTTGGATGGCCTTATTTGGACGCAATCTATTTGCTTCATAAGCTGACAACGGCTCTAAAGATGTATAAGGAATGACATTTTCTTTATACTTATTGGCCAAGTCTTCGTACTTCATAGCAAGACCAGGATTCTTTCCAAGAGAGTTATTAGAAAACATCGACTTCTTGATTCCATTTCTTGTTTCCTGAACCGCCTTCAATGTTTTTAATTGAGTAGGAGTAAGCCCAGCTTTCTGGTCTATTTTATTAAAGTATCGCTCTAATGCCCCTAATTCACTTTGCGCCCAATGAGCATTTTCAATAGTTGGGAAATTCAAATATTCTTTTAATGCAGTATGATACTTAGGCTGTGAATTCTTAATGATACTCGCTTGATTGGACATTATTTCTTTATTTGGCTTGGCATGAAGAAGTCCCATTGATTCAGCTTCATCAAATAAATTCCTATAATCAGCTTTTGCAATACCATATTGTTTTGCTTTTTCTTTAGAAATAGACTTCATGATGCCTTTAGCAGATACAGCTGGTATTTTACCAGTTAATGATTCTGGGGCTAAAAACATTGGAGCAATCGCACCTATATCTTCAAATAATACATCACCTTTTTGGGGCTCACCTAAGACAGCTTTTTTTAATCCTGTATCACCTATCTTTAACTTTTCAGCCAAGCCCATTGTTTGATTGAATGGAAATATTCCTTTAGAACCAAGGTAGGTATTAACATTTAGAGGCAAGTTATAAAGGCCCTTTGCCCCTTCTAGTAAACCAGACATAATGCCACCACCAGCCCTTGCAGCGCCTTTAATGGGATGTTCTGAAATGGCTTGACTTGCTTCAGAGAATTCATCAGGTAATTGCATTCCCTTCTCACCAGCAGCCATTAATAGATTTAGACCGGCATTCCCAATGTCTCCTGGAATACTCATAATTCCTGGTCTTTCTTCCTGAATTGGCTCAGGAGATAAACCTCTAATTTTATATGATTGATTTTGAATAGGTTGCTGCTGATTGGCTAATCCTAAGATTCTATATCCTGCCATTATTGAGCTCCCAGTGCTTTTGCTTGAGCATATGTCATAGTTTCTTGACCATTTGGTCCTTCCACTATTACCAAATCATTATCATTGTATTTTTTTGTAGCTGCCTGACTCTCAAGTTTATTTTCCAAAGGCTTCTTACCAAGCAATTCTCTTGAATGATTAATTGAGTCTATTAACTGACTTCGCATGGATTCAAGCTTTCCAATTGCTACAGGCTGTTGTTCAGCATGGCTTGGCTTTAATTGAGCAGCCATCTTTAATGCAACAATGTTACCTCTGGCTGACAATTTTTGCTCTAAACCTGCAATTGCATCTGAGATTAAGTTTTGCCAAGTACCAAAATTCTTATTTTTGGTAGTCTTTGCATATCTCTCTGGCAAAAATCCATGACCAAACATATCAGGATTATTTTCAGCAATCTTTATGAGCTGGTCTACACCTTTCAATGACTTTTCTAGAGTTGGCAAGTCTTTATTAACAGCCATTATTTCTTTATTTTTTGCTTCTCGTGATTTATTTTCTGTCTTAAGATTTTCTAAATCTATTTGTTGTTGGAATTCAGCTGCTCTCTTTTGTTCTGGTGTTTCTGATAATGGATCGAAACCAAATTGAGACCTGAAATAACCTCTTAACAGTGGATTTTTCTTTAGTGAATCTATCGTCATATTTTGAGGAATTTCTTTATTTTCTGTTGGTAATGATACTTGTTCTTCGGGTCTTTCAGAAGGAAATGCTCCCATACCTTGTCCTATTGCATTCATAGGCATTTGGTCATGCAGCATCCCTCCTTGATTCATATCAGGATTTCCTGATAGTAGACTTTGAATTCTTCTAAACTGATTAATTTTATACATTGGATCATTAATATTTTTGGCATGTTCTATTTGTTGTTGTAATAGAGCACGTTGCAAATCTGAATTTGCATTAGAGCGCGCTAATTGCGCTTTTCTTAATGCCATTTCTTGATTAAATTGTTCAGCTAATTGCCTTTGTCGTTCACGCTGCAATTGCGGCTCTATCATTCTTGTAAACATCGAAGAACCTGAATTTAATCCTTCTAAAAATCCTGTCCCAGGCAATCCAGGCATTGGGATATTTAAAGCCATTATCGACCTCCATAAGGATTATAAGTTCCTGTTGGTGACCATCCCATATTCTGACCTATAGCTCCTCCTATTGCGCCACCAATAGGGCCGCCTAAAGCACTTCCTAATAATCCAATTCCGCCACCTAGTAATTTGCTAAACAAATCCCCGCCAGCATTTTGCCTTCCATAGGCCATTTGAGCAGCATTTTGTGCCATGTTCATAGCATTATTGCTCATTTGATTAGCAGAATTAGCACCTTTCCCAAATATATCTTGACCAATTCCAACACCTGCCAGATATTTTTGCATTAAGTTATCAAGATAGTTTTGTCTATCATTAAGTCCAATTTGGGTTGCTCCAGATTGTATTGCATCCAAAGCAGTGTTAGAACCCATAAGCCCCAAACCAGAAGCAGCATCAAGACCATGTTCTTGAGCAAGCGCCTCTGCCTGTTTTGCCGCTGGTGATTCTGCATAGCCTTCTATCCATTTATTTTGAAGTTCTTCGGGATTGAGCAATGAATTCATTGCACTATTTATGCTTCCATAGGCATTTTGACCATATTGATTGTAAGGTTCTAAATATCCTTGGCTTTGAGCATAATATTTATCTAATTGCTCTTGAGCTTTCTTATAGCCGCGATCAGGATGAAGAAAATTTGATAACCAACTCATTACAATCTCCCTATGGATAAGCTGATGTTGTGAATTTGACTAATGCACCGCTTTGCATTCCAACATATACATTATTATCAGTATCGTATAAAAATATACCATTTTCTAAGTCGCCATCTGTAAACATTTGAGCAATTTCTGCTGCCGTATAACTTTGGCTGGTAAATAAATTTACAATGCGCTCTAAGTCGAGCAGATTTTCGTTTAATGTGTCAACTAAAACTGCAAGCCATGAGCTAAATTCAAAAGAAAAGTCTTCATTCTGTCCTGGAACCGAATCAATTCTGTCTAAAAAGAAACTCATTAATTAGCGCCTCCAGAAGTTCTTTCTATTAATTGTACTCCTCCTAAAATTACAATGGGAGCAGAACTTACGCATATTAATTTATAACATCTATTTCGACTTACGCCTAGCTGATACCACCTCATTCTCCATCTATATTGGCCCAATTGAGCAAAAGGGCGCAAATCCGCGCTAATAAACGTAACGCCCCCATCATCACTGTAGTAGAGCTCAATGTGTGGCTTAAATAATGCGTTGTAATGATTATCATCGAAAGTAGGCGTATTAGTGCCATCTTGAATGATGAACTTATTATCTTCACTAACAATATAAACTGGCGAATCAGGTGGCTCTCCATCTTTAATAACAAAGACGGTATTAAGAAAAGGTGCATTGCTTTGATAGAAGCTTTGTTCACCAAAAACGAAATCAATTTCAACATATTGAGTTTTAAACTCAGAATAATCTTCTTCATATATTTGCTGTGTTATTGCTTCATAGCGCATTGGGTATTTAAGGAATGCATCTGGGGCTTGAATATCAGGCTGAGCCATATTTCTCAATTCATTGTAATAAATATTTCCAGCCATCTGATACATGGCGGGATCGCTTTGAACAGTGACTAAATGTGTATTAGCAAAATATGTATGGGATTCAATCCTATTCCTTTCACCATTTAGCTCTATGCATCGATGCCATGTATTTGTATCAAAATTATATTCCAAGCAATTAGCATCTGCAGTGACATCTAATTGGCCAAAGTTTTCATAAGGACCAGCCGATACACGATAAAATATCGTGCTTTCATATTGGTAAAGAAATCCTTTCGCAGTATTTTCTATAAATGGGCTAGTAAAACTTGAATCTTGAGCGCTTCCTTGAAGCAAAACATTAATTGCTTGAGTAGAAATCTCTTGTGGCATCTGTCCATTTGAAGTCATAAAACTCACAAGACCCGTAGCATTTTTTGCAAGCCAACACATACGACCAAAATCCACTGAAAGACTAAATGGATCAGCTATACCATAGTCCCAGTTATAAGAGCTATTTAATTTCCAAGGAAACTCTCTTGTAACGCCAGCAACAGTAATCTGAGTGATAATATTTGACCAAATATCCGTAGTGAAATCGCAAAATATATATAATGTATTATGAAGGACATCCATCTGGCCTATAATTCCAGATGCTCTCGCATTTAATGCAGCCCCATTAATAGTGAAATAAGTATTTAAATCACCAGTTAAATTAATAGTGGTCAAATAAAAATCAGGACTATCTTTGACGCTTACAACAAATCGGTTACCAAATGAAGCGACATAGAGAGGTTTGCCGCCTGTGGTAGAACCTCCAGGAGCTAATGGATCGGTAACCGTGCCCATAGTGACCGAAGTTCCATCTTCGGTAATCACATAAATATGTTGCTCGTCAGTCATCATGGCATAAACCAAATTACCAACAGGCAAAAAGTCAAACCAAATATTAGTACCAAGATGAACTGTGCCAATTTGTCTTCTATTGAATGCGGCATCGATTACATAAACAGATGTGCCATCTACTACATACATGTAATTAATGGTCTTAAATACCGCTCTTGGCTCTGAATCAAAGACGAGCTTAACCTCATTGAGTAGACTTACATGCTTTCTGCCCATAGCAGGATATAAAGCTTGCTTTTTTTTGCCAGATTCAACGGCTATAC